CGGGACAAACGCCAGCGGCCTGGCCGCAACCCGAAAACGGGGGAAGAAATCCCGATCACGGCTCGCCGTGTGGTCACCTTTCGTCCAGGGCAGAAGTTGAAGGCCCGAGTTGAGGCTTATGCTGGAACCAAGTCATAACGACGAACTACCCGTCATCCCAGGCAAACGCTACTTCACCATTGGTGAAGTCAGCGAGCTGTGTGCGGTAAAACCACACGTGCTGCGCTACTGGGAGCAGGAGTTTCCTCAGCTCAACCCCGTCAAACGCCGCGGAAATCGCCGGTATTATCAGCGCCAGGACGTGCTGATGATCCGGCAGATCCGCGCGCTCCTTTACGATCAGGGTTTCACCATCGGCGGCGCGCGCCTGCGTTTGTCCGGCGATGAAGCCAAAGACGACACCACCCAATACAAGCAAATGATCCGCCAGATGATCGCTGAGCTTGAAGATGTACTGGTGGTGCTCAAGAAATAAAAAGCTGCGTTTGAATACTTCCAGTTTTCAAAAGCTTGCGCTATATTCTTGAGCGCTCTTCGAGATGAAGGGCAGGTTCCAAACCAGTCGGGGCGTAGCGCAGTCCGGTAGCGCACTAGCATGGGGTGCTAGGGGTCGAGTGTTCGAATCACTCCGTCCCGACCATATTTCCTGAATAAAATCAGACACTTAAGCCGATCATATAGATCGGCTTTTTTGTGCCTGCGCAAAACCCGCGCAAAACTCGCGCAAAACTAACCGGTGATTTCGCTGATATTCAGGTCAGGGATTGCCTCTGACCAGACGATTTCTGCGTGGTCTTTCTGGTAGTTTTTCGTCATGGTCTCGCTGGCGTGGCCGGCGATCTTCTGTCCGTCTTTCCCGGCTTTCTGATACAGGTGCAGCGACAGCGCGCGCACCTCATGGAAGCCCGGCATTTCTTCCTCTTTCCATCCCTTGTAGCAACCCGCCGCTTCCCGGGCCTCTTTGAAGGCTCGCGTCAAATATCGCTCTTCCACCTGAGTCCAGTGTTCCTTCGTCTGCGCCTGCTTCTGCTTTTTGCGCTCTGGCCGGCGGTGGATCAGGTACGGTGAGACGATGTCATCCCGGCAACGGCTGATAACCGCCTGGAGTTCTTCGGTTACTTTGAACCGAATCCACGCCGCGTCGCTGGTCTTGGCCGTCTTCTGTTGAACCACATACAAAAAACCTTCCCGAACACCATCGAACCGCATATTCAAGATGTCCGTCCGGCGCTGTGCAGTAATGAGCGCGAGGTCGATTGCGTTCTGCAGCCAGAACGGTGACTTCTCCCGGATGGCCTTCAGGCCTTCGATCGTGTGTCGCTTGCGCTGCTTCTTCTCAATTCGATTGATGGTGCTGGCGGCCGGGTTGTCCGGGCACAGGCCTTTGGCCGCTGCGTGGTTGAAGATGTCGATCAGCAGCGCGCGGCACTGGTTGGCAGTGCGCGGCGTGAGGGCGTCCAGCATCTCCGCGATCATGCGGATCGTGATCTGATCGATGGCTTTGCCTTCGAACTGTTTCCGGAAGCGGCGGAAGTGCACTGCGTACAGCCCCAAGGTACCTTTCGCCAGTTCCCTTGGCGGCAGCACGTCGCGTTCGTATGCGTCGAGGAAGCCGGCAAACGATTCTGATGTGCTACCCATCACGGCGCCGACCAGGTCAGCGCCGCGCATGAATTCCAGATTCAACTGCTTCGCGGCGTCGATCGCTTTGATCCGGTCGGAGCCGAACTGGAACCACTTTCCGTCGGTGGGCCGGCGGTAGCGATAGGTTGAGCGCCGCGAATCGAAATACAGGTTCTGCGGTAGGCTCTTGTTCGCCTTGTTGCGCGGCCGTGGGACCATCATGCAGCTCCTTTCAATACCATCGCGACCAGATCATTGCCCTCTGACCGACTGAACGCTGTCCAATCAACGTACCAGAGCTTGCCGATTTGCTCGCCGGGCACTTTGCCGTTGCGGATGTAGTTGCGGATTGCTTGGGGGCAGGGTGGCGTGCCGTTTTCACCCCAGCGCCGGCGCTGAAATTCACTGATCTTGATCAGCTCTTTTTTCATTGTGATGCTCCATGCCGCGCGTGGCGGCAGAAGGTGGTGATGGGTTATGCGGACAGCAGGCCTTTCGCTTTCGCTTCAGTTTTGCACTGTTCGCGGAAGCGCCGAGCTGATTCGATGGCTTCTTCTTTGGTGGAGGCTTTCCAGTCCGCACCGAATTTGACGAAGTCGCCGCGCAGCTTCCCGCACCAGTAGGTGACGATCCTGCGGTCCTCGATCTGGCGTATGGGCCCGGCGGTGGCTTTCGGTGCTGTCGCGTAGTGGATCAGTTTCTGGTCGTACGATAATTCCGGCATGAGAATTCCTCGCCCGCCGTACACCGGCAGGCTGTTGAGTTGGGGGAGGGGTTAGGCGTTTGCAGCGTCGTGGAAAACGTCCATCTGCGCGGCGCCGTCGAGCCAGGCTGCATCAATCCGGCGCCGGGCCATCACGGCGTATTCGGGGTTCAGCTCGCAGATGATCGAACGGCGACCTTCCTGCATCGACACCAGCGAAGTGGTACCGGCACCGCCGAACGGGTCTAGCACCAAACCCCCGCGCGGTGCGCCGGCGAGAACACAAGGGCGGATCAGATCAGGCGGGAATGTGGCGAAGTGTGCGTCTTTGAAACTGTGGGTTGCCACGGTCCACACGCTACGCTTATTCCTTGTGGCGGTGTCCCATGTGCTTTCCTGCCGATCTGGCCGGTGCGTACCTTTGTTCTGGCCGGGGATCGCCTGCTCCCGCTTCGAATCCTCTCTTTTGAAACTGTCGCGCCGGGCCCGCTCCGCACCTTCCTTGTGAAACGCGCCGTGGCCACCTTCACCGGTTGAGGTATCCCACCCGGTCGGCGCCGTCGCTCTCGGCTTGGTCACTGCATCGAACCCATGACCAAAACCGACGCCGGTGGGCGTTGCGCCGTAGATCGCCGGTTCGCGTATCGCCTCCATATCGCAGTGGTACCGACGGGACTTGCTGAGCAGGAAGATGTATTCGTGGGCTTTGGTGCACCGATCGCGGGTCGACTCCGGCATTGGGTTCGGTTTGTGCCAGATGATGTCCTGACGCAGATACCAGCCGTCATCTTGCAGCGCGAATGCCAGACGCCACGGCATACCCATCAAATCTTTCGGTTTCAACCCGGTAGCGGGGGTTCGGCGTCGATTTTTCACAACCGCCGCCATTGTCCCCTTACCAATCGAGGGACAAGATGTGGTACCGCGAGAGCCGGTTTCATCATAACCACCGGCATTGCTGGCATAGCTGTCGCCCATGTTCACCCAAACCGTGCCGTCGTCGCGGAGTACTCGGCGCACTTCCCGGAACACTTCGACCAGTCGGGCGATAAACTCGCCCGGGGTTTCCTCCAGGCCAATCTGCCCGTCAACGCCGTAATCGCGCAGGCCAAAGTAGGGCGGGCTGGTAACGCAGGTGTGAACTGACTTGTCCGGCAGCGTCCGCATCATGTCGATGCAGTCGCCGACCAGAATGCGGTGCTGTTCTGTCATCGCCACGGCCCCCTGTAGATCAGGTAGGCCATGTAGAGCGGGGCGAAGATCATGGCTGAACCCTCTTGAACTCGACGACCCAGACCCACGGGTTGGCATCCCAGTCGCCGCCGGTGGATTTCCAGAGATTGCGAAATGCCGACACTGCGTCGGTTCCGGAAACGCTGAACTGCTGGTGGGAGCCTGGTGGATATCTGTGGTCGGTATGGTTCCAGTAAGCCTGTCCGTCCTTCACGCCTTCCCAGACCAGGCCTTCGTCGACTGCCTGGCCGTCGCTGATGTCCTGCAACCGCTCGACGCGGACATCGGTGATCTCCAGCAGGATGCGGCTGGCCCAGCGCGGCATGTGGATGCTTGGCTTCCAGATTGGCTGATCGGCTTCATACGGGGTCAGCCCGTCGGCGGCGTAAACCAGCGTACCGTCCTCGCGCGCCTCGCTGACGTCCAAGTCATCCGGCTTGAGATAAGGGCCGCGCATGACGTCGTCGTGGTCGCAGTACCAGGTCTCGCGCACCCACAGTCGCTGTCCAGGCTCGCCATAAGGGCAGACGTGCTCACCGCTGCACCAGAAGTGGAAAAGGCCGGGAGCGGTGTTGATAGGCGCTCGCTCCGACTGAACCCAATCTGCCTTCACCGGCCGCCGCGTGACCGTCTTCCTGCCATCCAGAATGGCGCGCACCATCGGAGCCGAGAACAGAATCGGCCGTTCTTTCGGTTTGGTTGAAATGGCCATCAGCAGTCCGTCCAGTTGAGCTGTTTGATGTAGTCGCCGCCCGAGCACAGATGCTCGTCGTTGATCGCCTCAATTTCCTTGATGTCGGCGAGAACTGCTTTCGCACGCTCAAGGGCAAGTTCAGCGTGCCCAAGCTGGTGCCGTTTGCGCGCCTTGTAAGAGGAGAGCGCTTTTTCTTTTTCTGGGTACGCGAATCGCCGCCACGAATCCTTCGATATCCGCTTCGCATCTTTGAAGGTCTTGCCTGTCGCCGTCTGCCTCGCCCGCGCCCATCCTTCCGAGCCTTCGGGAACGATCCAGTAGCAATGCTCGCTTTCCCGGATCACAACGTATTTTCGGCAGACGATAGTTACGCCTTCCGGTCCGATGTGGTCGACGTAGCGAAAGTGGTCTGGCCCTGTTTGTTGCTTTTCTTCAGACATGACTTCGTCCTTGCCGCTATAGCGGCTGACTTTGAAGGGGGAGGGAGTTACGGGTATTTCGTGATGATGCGCTGGGCGATTTCTTCGAGTTCACCGGCAATTTCAAACATTTGGTTGTTGTCGCGCCGGGACACAACTGGGGATCGCTGCACGTTGCGGCCGCTCAGGATCTTCGCGGCCAGCAGGATCAGCCAGGCTTCGAGCTTGCGGCGAACGAAGCGCTTCATGCCTGCGGTACCGGGTGGCTCGCGTTCCAGCGCTCGAAGGCTTCTTGCGTGTTGGCGGCTTCGATCTTCTCGTCGCACTGGTTGCACGCCGCCACACCGCCCGAGGCGCCGACATCACGGTGACCTAGCTTGCACGGGTTCATATGCCAGTCGTCGTCAGCGTCAGCGTCAGGTTCAGGCTCAGGGTATTCAGGTCTTGCTGGCGGATACGCCGGCGCTGCCATTGCCTGGTCAATCGCTGCGCGAAGGTTCTCGCTGTAGTTCTCGCCGATGACGCGCTCGAACGGCTGATCCATCCAATGGCCGACGACTTCGATGTTGATGCTGCTATCGCCGGCGTCGCCGTTGGGGCTGCTGTTGAAGCGGACGTCCCAACAATTCGAGTCAAGGGCATCCAGCCGCGCCTTATCGCACTCCAGCTCATCGATCCGCTGATCCGCTGCGTTCAGGCACAGCTGCAGGGCGTCACGTTCGGTGGTGACCCGGTCGAACTCGACGGCCATCACCACATCAGGTTGTGGTTGCTGGCAAGTGCCCGGCTGATCTTTGCCGCTGAATGCCCACGCTGTAGGGCCTTGGCACATCTCCAGCGTCAGGTTGCTGGTGATCTCATCAATCACCTCGCGGTCAAGCTTCTTGCCGTAGTGGTTGACCATCTCGTTGGCGATAGTGAAAACCAT